GATGTAATCTTTGCTGAATCTTGTGGACTCACTATTAAATGACTCGATAATAAACTGATAGAGTTGGAAGAAAATTCTTCCATACCTGAATTGAACATATACTCTCTTACTGTCTTGCCATTGTTTTGAATATAAATAGTAGCTCCATCAAATATTCGAGGCATCGCTTTTAACTGACATCCTAAAGTAGATTGTCTAATGATCTGTATATCAGTTGGTGTAATCGGTTTTCCTATTTGTGGTTTAAGATAAAATTCTGATGTACTGGAAAAAATCTGTAAAAGTTTTCCTGATACTATATGTCTAATCTCATTGATCTGATCTGAAGCAATTTGTATCTGTATTGAATCCGCATCTTCCGCATCCCCTACATCAAAATTATAAAAGTCTGCAATTTTACTTCCTTGTATGCCATCAGGTAAAGCAGTAACTCCAGCAAAATATAATCTTTGTTCGTGAAAGGTAACTGTTTTTGGATAACCATTAACAGAAGAGAAAACTTGTTCATCCCAGTTTCGAGTAGGAGGGTGTCCCACAACAACAACTCTTACTCCACCACCATCAACAGATTCAGTAGCAGTATCACTTGCACCTGCGGTAAATTCCCAATGGTTATCATCGACTACTGTAATAGTAAACGTGCCATTAATATTTGCAGTTGCTAAACCATCTCCGTCATCATCAAAAATATCATCTGCTCCTGAAAGAGTAATGGATGAACTTGTGCTAAATCCGTGTCCTACCTGTGTAACCTTAACAACTCCCGATCCTTGTTGAGTAGCAAATGGATCATTATCCAATTCTATTTCAACATCATCATTTAAAGTTGCGGTTACTACAGTTGAAGAAGTATATCCTGTGATTGTTAATTCTGCTCCATGATACCTAATAACCATACCGACATAATCTGAAATCCAATAAGCACTAGATGTAGTACAAGTTACGCCAGTAGTACCTTTAGTAGTGTTATTAATATCTAAGGTAATGCTATCATCAGCAAATTTAAAATAAGGTTGATAGGTTTTTTCTCCATTGACGCTAGTTTCAAATCCAAATGCAGTTCTTGTAAAGGATGTTGCTCCTATTCTAGTAAGAATTTGTGGCACAATATTTTCGTGGACCACAATCATTGTATCGCCTTGTTGAGTAAAGTTTAATTCAAATAGTTCATCAGTAATCCAAGGACAAGAAGTAAAGGTTGCTGCCAAGACTCCTGCAGTCGTATAGATTTTTAATTTTGTATTTTGAAAAGCAAATACATATTCTTGAGAAGCATTAAAGATAAAATGTTCTAAGCGAGTAACTTCTCCTAGGTCTGCCCTGAAAAGAGTTCCGCCTCTTCTTTCAACGCCTCCCTGATTTAAGGGAATAACATTCCTAGCTTTTTTTAAACCTTGTGCATAAGCCGCAACATCTACACGAGAGATAATTGTAGGATCGAGTTCTCCTCTAAGAAAGCTTGCTTGGTGTACTCTTGTTCTTGCCATAGCATTTCATTAAGGAGATTTAGCATCGATCTTATTAAATGAAGTTACGTTCCTAACATTTTTAAATCGATCCACTTCCATTCTTCTAGTTGTTTGAGCTTGAGAATCTATTGCTTTCGCAATAGCAAGTTGGGCTATTGATCGTTTGTGATAAAGGTCTGATAGCTGATCGTTTCTTGCTATCGCACCAGCATACAAAGACGCTAGTTCGAAAACTAGCGTCTGTTTGAAGTATGGTGGAAAATCGCTTTCGCTTGGTTGGAAAGTATAATCCGCCACTACCGTATCAGTCGAGGAGGTGTTTGTAAAGATTTGATCGCCATACCGATCATATTTAATTACATCATCTGCTACGGTAACTGTGTGGATAATTAATGCGTCTGCTGGTAATGAATATGCAGCATCATATCTTGCAGTTGGATCAGTTGTTAATTTACTTAACGTAACCTGTTTACTTGCAAATCTCCATCTAGTTCTTGTTAATAAAGCTTCTAATGTAGATTCGTATAATTGGCTAGATACTTTAGATTCTGTGGTATTTTCAGTAAAGCTTGTAATAGTGTTAGCACCTACTAAAACTAATGCTTTACTACAAATATCAAATTTACTATCAGCCATTTTATTTTTCTATATTAAGTGTAGGCGGAATGCAAGCACCCCGCCTATACGTCTTATTTTATTACTACGTGCCGTTGATAGTCGTAAGAGCCGTACCAGTATTGGTAGCGACAACTACGAGGTCTGCAGTTCTAGTTCCACCAGTGTTACCAACACAAAGTATTAAATCGTTTACTTTGAGTTCAGTAGTTGCACCGAGAAAATAGTCTGCACCAACCATAGTACCGATATTGTCAGTTGAAGAATAGTGCCAAATTCCAACTGCACCACCAGCTACTTTTTTCAAGTCTGCTATTGCTAATGCCATAAAATTATCTCCTATTCTGTTATTTGAACCTTAACCGCACCATTAGCGTCAATCATTGTTGCACCCATTGACATATAAGATGTGATAAGATTACTGACTTTTTCTGGAATGTAATTTATTTCTGTTCTAATTTCAGAACCATTAGCAACACCTACCGCACTTTTGTGAAATGCGTGGCATTCTCTAGTAGTACCTGAAATAGAAAGACCTGAATGTACAAACCAAGTGAAAGACAACCATCTTTTAGCAGTCATACCGCCAGCGTAAGGAAGTCCAGCTTCTCCGATGTATTCTGCACGAGAGAATTGATCTAGTTGTAATAGATCAGCCCAACCCGCAGGAGATACTACAAAGTATCTACCACCATCATCAGGGACATCTGCTCCGCCGAATTCTTCGTAAACAGTCAAAGATTTAGCAAGCGTTAAAGCTGCTGAACCGTGAGCTATGTTTGCCGAATTTGTTCCAGCGTCTAAGACATCTATGATTAGAGAGTCTGTTTTTCTTCCAAGTGCTGCCGCAGCAGACTGAGAAAGTACTTGTCTTTCGTCAATGTTAGTCTTTAGTTCGTCTAATCTGTCGACATAATCTGCCGCATAAAAGTCTGCTAAAGTAACATCAACTGTACTATGCGAAATATCCATAGTTGGAACCTGTGCGTGTCTTGATTTAGACACAGCTGTACCAGTTCCTACTTTTTGGAATCTCGCTTGGCTACCAGTAACATTATTTAACTGTCTTACAGTATTACGAAGTTTAGAACCCATACGTTGATATGCCATATGAACTTCTGCTTCGAACTGTTTTATAAACGCAGTTGAAATAGATGTACTCATAACTTTTCTCCTTGTCAGTTATTGTTAATTAAAACAGTTATCCTTGATGATTTAATTCGGTTGCCCAGTGTGGACCGATCTCCCTCAAAACGGGCTGTGTACCTAATTTGATTGCACAATGCAATCTCTTAGAGAAGTAATACATTTTAACTCCTTTGACAAGTATTTCTTTAGAAAAAATAAATCCCTGCCACTTTAACCATCGGATACTTAATTTGTGTTCAGCAATTATGTAATTGCATAGATACTCATAGTCTTCTTCCATATAAGCTAACCATCTTTTATTTCCTTTTAGGAAGTAACGATAATATTTTTCCAACAAATCAGAAGATAAGAACCATATGTATCCCACTTTTGGATTTTCTTTTGTAGGAATCACACCAAAAATTGCAACCACTTCATTAGTATCTTTAGTTAAGATTGTATAGGTACAGGTATTTGGTCTTGCGTAACGAAATGGCAGTAATAGGGCGTGTAGTGGATCAAACCCTAATACTGCTATCTCAAATCGATCTAACGATTTAAGATTGGGGGCTAAAGAAAAACAATGATCGGGAATAGTCTTTTCGACTATCAACATTAACTACGATATAGTCTATTAAATGCCTCATCTACTTCCTTAACGTAAGCAGGATCACGATCTCTTGAATCATAATATCTTTTATCTCGCATCTTTTCTTTTACATCTGAAATAGTTAATAGTCTTTCAGGTCGACTAACTTGATTAGCACGAGAGAGATTCTGTTTAGTAGCATCTATAACTTTTTCCAATGCTTCAATACCATCTGCTGATTGTCCAAGTGAACCTGAGATTTTCTCAAATTGTTCTTGATTAAAAAATGTTGATGCCCAACTATTGACTGCATCAATTCTTGCATCAGCATTTTCTCCTAACTTTTTTTTCTCTTCATTAACATTGACTTGGCTACCTAAATACATATCAACATATTTATTAATACCCTCTTCAAAAACTTCTTGATTACCAGCTTGTTCCCAACATTTATTTCTCCACCATTCTGTCATAGGATTGGCTCTAACCATATCTTCAGTTATTCCCTCGGGAAGTTTTGGTAATTCATATTTATCAATAGAGGGAGGTCTGTGAGCTTGTGCCTCTATTTGAAGTTCATCCTGAACAGTTTTTTTCATTTCTTCTTTTTTACCACCAACAAACTTTTCAAGATTACTATAGGACTTACCCATCTCATCTAAGATTGGTTCGCTAGTTTCCTTGTTCCAAAACTTTTCAGGAATATACTCAGGTCTTTCTTTTTTAACTTGAGTAGTTTCTTGAACAGCAGGTTCTTCTTTTTCTGTTGTTTCTACTTTAGGTTCTTCTTTTGATTCTTCTTTAGGTTCTTCTTTTGGTTGTTCTTCTTTTTTTATTTCTTCTTCAGCCATTATTTATCCTTTCTATCTTTCACTATTTTTTGACTTAATCCTTTATTAATTCTTCTTTGAATTAAACCATATAAATATCTTTGCCCCTCCAAATGTCTAAGTGCACGATCCGTAATTTCTCCACCTGCAATCGCTTCAATAGTGATGCTTTTTAATGATTGTAGCACCGCTTTACCTGCTGGTGTATTAAAAGTATCTGAAAATATAAAATTAAGTTTTTCTTCTGCATCAGGAGTACGTATCTTTCAAGATTGCCTTTAGAAACCAAATAGCTTTTCTAATATCGGTTGCACCATCTTTTACCCTATGTCGTGTTATATATTTGATAGCAGTTGCATCTGCATAAGGCAAATCTTTCACATAATCATAAGTCTGTAATGTTCTTCCACATTCACATTTACCTGCTTGATAGTATGTAGGATTGATTTTATCTTGCATAATTATTTGAGTGTACCTATCCACTCTCCTTTTTTATTTAATACCATCGGCAACAATCTTGGGAATCCATTTAAAATAATACCACAGCCAATGACAAAGCGTGTACGAAAATTCTTTGAATAGTGAAACGCTAGTGATTTTTGATTTATTAAACATCCCACATTCATAGCAAAGAATAAATTATTAGGATTAGCCCAGTAGCTTATAACAAACTTTGTATGATAGTGTCCTTGAACTGCTGACATTCCCATTGTCTGAGATACTTTTAAAATATCTGATGATCTTCCGTGAGTAAAAAAGCATTGTTGTCCGTGAGGTAAAGCTAAAGTAAGATCATCTACCCACTGCCATTTCTTTGTATCAAGAAACTCAGCATAGTCTTTTAAGAATGATCTACTCATTCCATATTTTAATGCCCGTCTATAAACTAAACTGGAGTGATTGGAATCTACTTCTACCACTTTAGGAAAAATAGATTCTAATTCTCTAATATATTTTTTAGATTCTGTTAATTCAAACCCTGCGGAAAACAAATCAGGATCGTGAGTGTGCATATTGATTGCATGAAAGTCTAACGAATCGCCAATATTAACGATGAAGTCAGGATTAAATTCTTTCTTGATGGTTTTTAAAAACTCGAAACTATCTTTATGATGATATGGAATGTGAAGATCAGAAATAACTAGAATAGATTTGTACATACATTTTCATATGGCATCATCTATGTTGCTGGTTCTGTTTCTGGTACTGGCGGTGTTCCCATTTGGCTTCCATTAGCTTGTTGTGCACCACCTATAACTCCTTGAGCTTGTTGCATCATCTGTTGTATCTGTCCAGCAGCCACTTGCATTTCTTGTTGTGATCTAATTAATTCTTCAGGGATACCTAATTTCTTTGCAACATATTTTGCGATTTCATCTTGCTTAACTAGAATATTTAACATTTGTGGACCTACTCTAGCTTGGATTATTCCTAAAAATCTATCAAGTGTTGCAACATCTTGTTGATGTTGTGCTTGTGCTAATGGAGAAGAAGATTTAATTTTAATTTCTCTACCATTAATAACTGGAATTTTAATTCGACCTTGTTTCTTTAAAATATAAACTACTCTTTGTAAAACTGGATTAACTAATTCTGCTTGCAGTCTTCCGAATGCTGAACCAATCTGTCTTGAAAGATCAGCCATTCTTTCTGCAACTTCTGTCGCAGACATTGGAGTCTTTTCATTTGGTGTTCCCAACATTTCATTATACAAAGCTTTTTTAATATTTGTTCTCATATCTCTAAGAACTAAATCAGAAACATTAAAGTTTCCTGCTTGTTCGATTTTTGTTAGTCCTGAAGAGCCAGCCGCTTTCGGAATGATGGTCCCCGGAATTAAGGCAATATTATCTACATTGATAACTCCGTCATCTTCTACTTGATACATTCCTGAAATTGCCATTTGTGCATTTTCAAGAATCAACTCTATAACTAAGTTAGAAGTTTTAATTGCTGGTAACGCTAATTGTAACGGTCCTCTTCCATATACCTCGCCTGCAACTTTAGACCATCTATAAATTATATATGGATTGGAACCTAAACCTTTAAAACTATTTGATAAAAGTTTGTGTTCATATAAAGGAGCAATGACACAAAATGTATATTCCTCTTCTTTAGTATTGTAATAATTTTTATAAACAATTTCTATAACCTCACATTCGTGGTCAGGATTCTTTTCTCCATCCATAACCATTTTTTCAGAAAGGACTCCATCAGGATAAGCAACTAATAATTCTTTCATACGAATTAATCGCTTACGAAAGATATGATCTATCTTATCATCGTGTCCTGAATCTAAAACAATTTGAGGTAATGGAATAGCTTTAAACTTTACGGGCTGAACAGCATCTCCCTCTTCAACTAAAAGACATCCAGTACCTACTGCTATATCTAAAAATGTTTCGTGAACCTCTTGTGAGAAATTTGAATTTTGTAATATTTCAAAAACATATTCTGTTGTTTCATCTAAAGCTAAATTAACTTCTCTTCGTTGATCTTTTGGAATTTCTGATCCCGCAACAAAGTCTGCCCATCTTGCATAGTTAGGAACAATACCTGCTTGTAACCTAGAGGCGAATTCTTGTACACCAACTACCGCAGTTTCATCAAAGATTCTGTCTGTTCTTTTGCTACCAATAGATTCTGAAAAGAAACTTTCTCGTTGAGGTAGAGCAAATTCATAACATTCTTCAAATACGGGAAGCCACATATCCTTAATGGCTCTTGCGTGGCTGTAACGACTAAGTAATTGTTTTACTATTCCATCAGTAGGGTTTACTGATCGTTGTGGTTTAACATCTATAACCATTGACTATGCTCCTAGTGTTTGACCACTCATTAAACTGCCTGCAATTTCAAAACCTTGTCCGCCACGTCTTCCAGTAAGAAGTGATCGTCTTCCTCTTCTTCCTGTATAAGCAGCAACTCTTTGTTCATACTGTTCTGCTTTGGTTTTGGTTCTTTCAAGCTGTTGTTGTTTACGAAGTCTTTCTCGTTGTTGTCTTACACTTTCCGCTTCAGGTGGTGGAGGAGGAGGTGCGGGAATAGATGGAGCTTTAAATGGACCTACACACATCTATCTTCTCCTTTCATAAACTGATTTTGGTTTAACATCAAATACATTAAAATTCCTTTTCGCTATTATTGGTTTACTAACTTTTCCACCCATTGTCAAAGCCCTACCCTCGCCAGCACCCAGTAAAAGATATTGGAGAGCATCGTGAATGTGAGAGAACCTATTTTTGTTTGGCTTTTCATCATACCGTTCTCCCGATA